GGTTTAGGGGATGTGGACGAATTGGCCGTGAGCAATTTGGTCCAGCGTGAAGCTTATATAGGTGCTGCAATTTGGGCTACTGGTGACGCGACTAATGTCACTCTGCTTGCGGTGCCTGTACATTGTTGTCATTACGTTGTTGGACCTAATGTTAATAATGGTGATGAAGTTTCTTTTGCGCCCATTGGTTTACTTAATCAAACATTTGGTTATTGGCGAGGCGATATCATTTTTCGTTTTAAAATGATTTGTACCGTGTATCACAGAGGCAGAATTCGTTTCACTTGGGATCCGATGCTTTCATTGTTTGGGTCTTCCGCTAACAACAATACTGCTCTCAATAGAATAGTTGACCTTTCTATGGAGCAAGATGTTGAAATACGTATACCATACAATCAAGCACGTCATTGGTTGGCTACTCGATCCATGTTGCCGATTGGGTCCGTGCCTTATTTGCGTGTTAAGGGTCAGACATTTGTTGATTATGTTGACGATGAAACTACCAATGGCATGCTAACGTGTTCAGTTCTAAATTCATTGTCTGCTCCTGATCCCGGTGCCAATGTTAGAATTCTGATATTTGTGCGCGGTGCTCCTAATATGGAATTCTGTGTTCCAAAGACTCCTTTGTCTAGGAATTTTTCCTATTTTGCCCCTCAGAGTGGTGAGGTGTCCATTTCAGGACATTCGGAGGATAATGCAAATCAGCAACAGTATAATGTTTATTACGGCGACCCGGTTCGTTCATTGCGCACTGTGCTACGACGAGCACATCCCAATGTTTCCCTAAATGTTTTCAATAATACTGTGCCTGGAGGTTATCTTATTAAGTGGGTTAGTTTCACCAATACCATTTTCCCCTATTTTAATGGTTACGATCCCACTTCTAACTTCACAGCAGCTAGTCTTGTTACTGGAACAAAACCCTACTCATTCGCCGTCAACACACCTTTTCACATGTGGATACCATGTTTTAAGGGAATGAGAGGATCTATGTATTGGCACTATGAACATTCAAAGTGCAATAATACACCAGAGAGGTATTCCCTTGAGATCAGGCGAGGTCTCAATGATCCCAGAACCGACCCCGACCGTCTTGTTTGGACAGAGCTCGAGGTTGGTCCTATTACGGGTACAGGAAGTCAAGTTTCTCGAGTGGAGGCTGCTTCTTTTGATGCATTAATTGGCGAGACACGCAGTGCTGCCACATTAGTATCACCCTTT